AGTAGTGGACCAGGAGCTATTGGCGGTGCTGGCGGTGCAGGAGTAACAACTTGTATTTCGGGTTCACCAGTTGCTTATGCTGGAGGCGGAGGAGGTGGTTCTGACGCTTATGCAGGCACTGGTGGTGCAGGAGGAAGTAGTATAGGTGGCACTGGCGGTGGAGGAGGACCTCCAGGAACAGTTGGTTCAAATGCGACTATTAACAGAGGATCAGGCGGTGGCGGTGGTGGAAACGGTGCAGCAGGTGGTAATGGGTCAGGTGGAACAGTAGTAATTAGATACCAATTTCAATAGTTGAATGGTTTTTAAAATTAATATATAAGGAGAAACATTATGGCACATTTTGCAAAACTAGGGATAAACAGTAAAGTTATTGGGGTCCACGTAGTGGACAACAAAGACTTACTTAATGCTGATGGTATTGAAGATGAACAAGTAGGAATTCAGTTTTTAGAAAGACTTCACAACTGGCCTCTTTGGAAACAAACATCTTATAATACTAGAAATAATAAACATACATCTGGTGATAATTCTAAAGCATTTAGAGGTAATTACGCTGGCATAGGTTATATCTATGATGAAGATAATGATATTTTTTGGCCTCCAAAACCTTACGCTAGTTGGGTAAAAAATACTACAACAGCTGTATGGCAATCACCAATAGGTGATGCGCCTGAGTTGACTGAAGAACAAATTAACACACATTATTACGTGTGGAATGAATCAGGTCAATCCTGGGATCTAACGGAGATAACGCCAGCAGAATAATTTTATGCAGAAGGTGGTGCTGTCAGAGATTAGTTTAATTCATGGAGATGTGAAAACTCCAAAAGGTTACGAAATCAATCGTAAAAAAATAAAAAATATTATCTTAGATTCTTACGTCAATGAAGATAGGATCAGTAATAACAAACTAGATTATTCTTATAACGATTATAAAGTTACATATTGCCAAGAATTACAATGGCTAAAAGATTACATAAGAGATCATTATCAATTAGAACATAACTACTCTTTAATTCCTAAAATAGATTTTGGAGTTGTTTTGGATCCAAATCAAACATCTTATATTAGAAATAATGTAGATCCTGTAGATTTAAGAAATGCACCAGATTACACTTGTATCTATGGTGTAGACGTTAATGGTGATTGTGATATTGTTATAGAATATAATGATAATAGAAGAGCTGGAAGAACTTGGCACGTACCCTTAAAAAACAACAGATATTATATTTTTCCGTCCACACAGAGATATTTTTTCACAGCTAATAAATCAAGTAAACTTAATATAATACTAACATCAACTTATGAATATATCTAATCACTATTGGTATTTTGAATCTGTTATTCCTGAGAGAATATGTGACTTAATAGTCAAGTATGGAAAATCAGAAAAACAAAAAGAACACATGGCTATCACAGGTGGTTACGGTAGGGACAGAGATTTAGATAAACAGCCCTTGACAAAAGAAGAGATAAAAGACTTACAGAAAAAAAGAGACTCTAATATAATTTGGATGAGTGACCAATGGATATATAAAGAAATACATCCTTATGTTCACATGGCAAATAAAAACGCAGGTTGGAACTATGAATGGGATTATTCAGAAAATTGTCAATTTACAATATATAGAAAAGGACAATACTATGATTGGCATTGTGATAGTTGGGATAAACCTTATATGCAAGAGGGACCAACAAAAGGTAAAATTAGAAAATTATCTGTTACCGTAAGTTTAACAGATCCAAAAGAATACGAAGGTGGTGAGTTGGAATTTGATTTAAGAAATTTAGATCCTGACAAAAAACCAAACATTCACGTATGTAATCAAATATTACCAAAAGGCTCGTTGGTTGTATTCCCATCTTTCGTATGGCATCGAGTCAAACCAGTAACAAAAGGAACAAGGCATAGTCTAGTAATATGGAATTTAGGCTATCCATTTAAATAATATGAAACAAGGCGGAAGTAGTAATCAAACAACAGGGCATGTAGATTTTAAATCTGCATTTCATTTCTCATCACCAATATGGATCGCACAGGCACCCATGTTTTTAGATAAAACAATAAAAGCAACGGATAAACATATAAAGAAAGCAAAAGTAATATTAAAAGATAAAATGAAAAATGATCCTAAATGGAAAAAGAAGATTGGATCTTTTGGTCTATCTTATCACAGTGAAAGTTTTTCTAATGATCCTGAAGTGAGTGATTTAGTTCAGTTTATAGGTCAAAGATCTTATGAATTTTTAGATTGGTGTGGTTATAATATGCAACACCACAGTTTACATTTTACAGAATTTTGGGTGCAAGAGTTTAGCGAAAAGGGTGGAGGACATCATGACACTCACGTTCATTGGAACCAACATGTGTCCGGATTCTATTTTTTAAAATGCAGTGAAAAAACATCTTATCCTGTTTTTCATGATCCTAGACAAGGAACAGAAATGACAAGGCTGCCTTTAAAAGATGGAAGTAAAATAACTATGGGTCAGGGTCTTATAAATTATCACCCTAAACCAGGAACTATGATTATATTTCCCGGATATTTACCACATCAATTTACAGTTGATCCTGCACTAGAACCTTTTAGATTTGTGCACTTCAACATAAAAGCAGTAGAAACATCAATATCAAAAGAAAGGAGTATGAAGAATGAGCTTCAAAAAAAATAAATATTGCGTAATTAAAGAGGCAGTGCCAAAACAAATAGCAGAATTTGTTTACAATTATTTTTTAATGAAAAGACAAGTTGCAAGAACTTTGTTTGACAAAAAATATATTTCAGAATTTACAGAGGAGTGGGGAACGTGGGCAGACAGACAGATACCAAACACTTATTCTCATTACGCGGATATAGCTATGGAAACTTTGTTACTTAGAACACAACCAATTATGGAAAAGAAAACAGGGTTAAAATTAAACCCAACTTATTCTTATGCTAGAATATATAAAACAGGCGATATACTACACAGACACAAAGATAGACCAAGTTGTGAGATATCTACTACGATAAATTTAGGTGGAGATCCTTGGCCTATATATTTAGAGCCTAGAAAAAATGTGGGTAAGCCAGAGCACATGGGTGGTAAAAAAGGCATAACTACAAGCAGTAATAATAAAGGTGTTAGAGTAAATTTAAAACCTGGTGATATGTTGGTTTATAGAGGTATTGAATTAGAGCATTGGAGAGAAGAGTTTCAAGGTGAAAACTGTGCTCAAGTATTTCTACATTACAACGATGAAAATTCTGAATATAAGACTTCAAATATCTTTGATGGAAGACCACATTTAGGGCTACCCTCATGGTTTAAAAAGTGATATATCCTTATACTGGAGAGAGTGTCACCACCATAACACCACACTCTCTCCTGTTTAAGGATAAATTATGTTAGGATTAAGTGCATTTTCAGAGTTTCCATTTGCTACAGCAGCCGAGGATAGAAATGTAACTATCACAGTTACTAAGACATCGTTAACATTAACGATAGGTAGTATAGGTATTGCAGCTGATGCGATTACAGAGGATGCTACAGCAAACCCATTAACACTTGGTTTTGGTACATTATCTATATCTGGACAGGCTAATTTAAGCCCTACGGGTAGCCCACTAACCCTGGCTACCGGAACAGCTGTAGTTTCAGCAGACGCCAATATGTCAGTCACTGGAAACGCATTGACTATGGCCACGGGTACTGTTACAGTGACGGCAGCAGCAAATGTAGACGTTACTGGTAATGCTTTAACTTTAGCTACAAAGGACGCTACAGCGATAACATGGAGTGCAGTAGTGCCAGGCGCAACTATGGTCTGGACACCAATAGAACCTTATTAATATGGCATCAAGTTTTTCTACAGATACAAAATTAGAACTTATAGCAACCGGTGAAAAAGCTGGTTTATGGGGGACAATAACAAATACAAATTTACAAATATTAGAACAATCAGCTACAGGATATTTAAATCAATCCATGGCATCTGGGGATGTTACACTAACTTTAACTAATGGTGCAACTTCTGATGGTAAAAATGCTTTCTATGAATTAACTGGAACTTTAACTGCTAATAGAACTTTAACAATGCCTAGCGGTGCGGAGAGATCTATTATAGTAAAAGACTCTACAACTAGAGGAGCTTCGTCTTCACTCTATTCTTTATCTGTTGCTACAGCCAGTGGAACTAGTGTTCCCATACCAATAGGTGCGTCTGTTGCAGTTGTATCAGATGGCACAAATATGAAATTAGGATTGTTATCTAAAGGTTATGGAACTATAAACTCAGCCTCTGTAACTTCTTATACAGCTGTCGCTGGTGATCAACTTCTAACAAATACTACAACTGCAGGTATTTCAATCACATTGCCTACATCAGCTGCGACCGGAGATGAGTTAACAATAGTAGATGCTCGAGGAACTTTTCAATCTAATAATTTAACCATTGCTAGAAACGGTCACAACATAAATGGATCTGGTGCTAATTTAATATTATCAACAAATGGTCAAGCCATAACTTTAGTATACGTTGATTCAACTCGTGGTTGGGCGTATAAAACAAACACGGCGTAGGGGGATGAATTATGCCTCTTGCAAGAGTTAATTTCGCACCTGGAATAGATAAACAAAACACAACTGTTGGAGCAGAAGGACGTTGGGTTGATTGTAATAACGTTAGATTTAGATATCAACTACCAGAGAAAGTAGGTGGTTGGTCCTCTTTAGTTACAGATACTATCGTTGGTGTAGCTAGAAAAATGTTTCCGTTTGTAGATTTAGATGGAAACCGATACGTAGCTATTGGAACAGATAAATTTTTATTATTATATTTTGAAGGTCAGCTTTATGATATTACACCATTAGATACTCAAATAACAAATGCAACTATACAAACATTTTCTGGATCAAATTTAGTAACAATTACAACTAGCGCTGCTCATGGTTTAGAACCTGGTGATATTGTTTTTTTAGATGATACAACACTACCAGGTGGTAGTGGTTATTCTACCTCTGATTTTGATGATAAAAAATTTCAAGTTACAAATGTTTTAAATGCTACACAGTTTCAAGTAACAGTTACAACATCAGGCACACCAGCAAACGCTGGAGCTGGTGGCAGTATAGATATTGCACCTTATGTAAGAATTGGTCCAGCTGCACAATCATATGGTTATGGTTGGGGTATATCTGAGTGGCAAGGAACTGTGGCTGGCGCTGCAACATCAACTTTAAATGGTGCATTATTAAATGACACAAATGGTACGGGTGGATCTGGAACAAACATTACATTAACTTCAACAACAAACTTTACTTCTGCAGGTAGAATTTTAGTGGAGGAAGAATTAATATCTTATGCATCTATTGCAGGTGCTAACTTACAGTCTATTGTAAGAGAGGTAAATGGAACAAGCAAAGCTGCTCACTCAGATGGAACAGCTGTAACAGATGCCACAAATTTTTCTGATTGGGGTGAAGCAACAGTTGCATCAACGGTGCAACTAGAACCAGGGCTTTGGTCATTAGATAATTTTGGACAAGTATTAGTAGCAACGATTGCTAATGGTAAAACATTTACTTGGGATGCAGGAGGCACATTGCCTTTAACAACAAGAGCTGCAACAACTACTTCTGGTTTTGCAACGGGAAATAATCCAACTGCAACAAGAGCTAGTTTAATATCACCAACAACAAGACACTTAATTCATCTTGGAACAGAAACAACGATAGGAGATCCCACAACACAAGACGATATGTTTATAAGATTTTCTGATCAAGAAGATATAAATACATACGCTCCCTCCGTAACTAATGCTGCAGGCACGCAAAGATTACAAGATGGTAGTAGAATTATTGGATCATTAAAAGCCAAAGAGACTATTTTAATTTGGACTGATAACGCTTTGTACACCATGAAATTTGTAGGAGCACCTTTTACGTTTGGTTTTGAACAGGTGGGTACAAACTGTGGACTTATAGGTAAGAATGCTGCAGTTGAGGTAGATGGTGTTGCTTACTGGATGAGTCCCAACGGTTTCTTTTTATATGATGGTACAGTTAAAACATTACCTTGTTCTGTTGAGGATTATGTGTTTGATCAATTAGATATTACAAAAGGCCAACAAGTAAATGCTGGGTTAAATAATTTATTTGGTGAGGTAACTTGGTACTACCCTACTACTTCATCAACATATAATGATCAGTATGTAATTTATAATTATGGTGAAAGCAGACAATTACCTATTTGGTACATAGGAACAGAAGCTAGAACAAGTTGGATAGATGGAACTATATATCCAAAACCTTTTGGAACTAAGTTTGACTCTACTGCAGAGGGCACATTTCCTGCAGTAGTTGGTGTGTCTGGATTAGGACAAACCACATTATTCGAACATGAAATAGGCACAGATCAAATTAACCCTGATGGAACAACCACAACAGTGCCATCAACCATAACATCTTTTGATTTTGATTTAGATGTAGAAGGCACATCAGGCCAGTTCTTTTTATTTATGCGAAGAATACTACCAGACTTTAAAAATCTTGTAGGAGATGCTAAGATAACCATGTCAGTAAAAAGGTTTCCACAACAAACCGATACTGCAACTACGTTAAGTCCTTTTACAATTACATCATCAACAAACAAAGTTGATACTAGAACAAGAGGACGATACGCAAATATTAAAATAGAAAATGATGGTGCTAGCCAATCGTGGAGATTTGGCACACTAACACTAGACTTACAACTGGATGGTAGAAGATAATGAGTATACAAAAAGTAGCTGAATATTTTTTTCCTGCAGGAAACTTTGCACAAATTAGAGCGAATGCGCCTGATCGAGCAACATATAATATTGAATCAACTAGAGATTTGGTAAAAAACCAACCTGTGGCTATAACACCTTTTGCTCCTGTAGGAGCGGCCGTGGCAAGCATACCTTATGATCTTATTCAAGCTTCAATGAGAGCTAGAGATACTTTTTTTAAAGATAACCCAACATCTTTTGGAATAACGGATGATGCAGAAGTTCCAATAGGACCTAGTGCAATTGATTTTGCTTCAGCAGTAGCCGCTGAAAATCCCATAGACAGTCTTATAGAAAGAACAAAAGGTGCAACTTTAGGGTTAGCAGATAGAATAGCTAGATCACCAGAATTTTTAAGTAATCTCTTTTTTACTTCAGCAGGAGCAGGATCTGACAGAGTTAATTTACCTAATATTGATATTACAAATCAATTAGATGATTATTACGAAAAAGGAGAAATGATGGATAACGTTGCAGATGCTCCAGAAGCAGGTATTACAAGAAAACTTTTGGATGCAATTAAAGGTGCTGGTAGTGCGATTTCTAATTTAGGTATCGTTGGAGCTCTTAAAAATTTAGATCAATTTAAAAATTTATCACCATTAGATCAAAAATTTATACTTCAACAAGCTGGAGGAAATCGTCCAGCTAAAGATAAGTATGGATATAACATAAGAAGTGCTTTTGGTAATTATGCTAGTCTCGTAGGCAGTAAAGTTGATAAAGCAAGAGATAAAATAGCAAGAGGTATACCTTTAACAGCAATGGATCAATATTATTTAGACAAAGAAAAAGAAAGAAGAGCTTTAGAAGAAAAAGCACAAAGAGAGTTTTTAGCTAATCAAGCTCGAACTCAAAGCAGAGGAGGAGATGGTCCTCAAAATAATCCTCAAGGAGGACTAGGTAGACA